TTTCGGCTGTGTTGACACGCGCGGCTAGGCCGTTCGCTGTCTGCACGGCCTGGCCAACGTTCAGCCAATAGGCAGTGTTCGGCGGCGGCGTATTGATCGGAACGGCTTTGACGGCCTGATAGATCATCCCGTCTTCGCCAAGCGTGCCCTGCCCGGCGGTGTAAGTATCGGTGGGCCTGTACGGCATCGAGTCGGCGAGATCCCCAAGCTGATCAATCTGCGCCTGCAGCTCGCCCTGCACTTCCGCGACAGTATTGTTTACGCCGGTGATCTGGTCGCCAAGGTCGGTGCGGAGCTCGTCCAGCCGATCGTTCACGGAGCCCGGTCCCTCGCCGCCGATTTGACCGATCTGCGACAGCAGTTCCTTGCCTAGTTCGCTTTCAGTGATCTTGCCGGTGAGGTAGTCCAAGATGTCATCAGCGTCAGCGCTGGCCTGACCGTTGACGACAGTGCCGTCACCCGGGAACCACGGACCGATGTTGCCGGAGCGATCGACCAAGCGCGCCCAGAAGAAAAAGGTCTGGCCGGCTCGCAGCCCTTGCATGGTGTAGTCGGACTGCGGATACGCCAGATCGGCCAGCTTGGTCGCTTTGGCAAGGTCTGGAGCTTCGCCGTACCAGATCTCGGTGCGCTGGGTGTCTTCCGCACCTGGTGGGAAGGTCCACTTCAGCCCGATGCCAAAGATCAGGCTTTCAGTGGTCAGCGAAGTCACCGCCGGCGGCAACCCTTCTTTGCCGTTCAGCTGCGTCAACTGCGAAGTGCGCCAGATCGACGAGATGTCGTAGGCGCTCACAGCGCGCACGCGCGCCAGATAAGCGCCCGAGTAAATTCCGGTGATGTCGACGCTGGTAGTGCCGGTGCGCTGCAGGCTGATCCAGTTACCGTTGTCCTTGCGCCACTCCACGTCATACCCAACCGCGCCATTCACGGCCGCCCAGGTGATGGTCATCGTATTGATCGCGATACCCTGATCGATCGCGGAGTGCGACGACAGCGTGACGCTCTCCGGCGCCGGGACGACAGTGATCGGGATGACGCTTATCGGGCGCTCCTCCAGCTTCGCTCCGGTGTCGATGAACGCATATTTGCCCGGCTCGAACTGCAGCGCGGTGATCTCGTAGTCGCCTTCGGTGGTGCGTTTTCTGCTCAGCACACGATAAAGCGGGATGGCCAGGTCATCGGCATCGAGCGCCCATTGCAATTGCGGGGTGGGTGCTTCGCTGTAAGCAGCAGTCACGGTAACGGCCCGGCCAGCGACGGACTGCACTGTTCGGCCTACAGCCTTGCCGCTCGGCAGGTTGATGATCAGTCGGTCGCCAGCCTTCGCCAGGGTGTCGCGGTCCAGCGTCACGACACGGTCCGCGGCACTCGAGATGCGCCCGCCTATCTCGCGCCCGGCCAGCAGCGAATCCGCGATCGGGATTATGTAGCCAGGCAGAGGAATCTCGCCTTCCATGCCGGTCTTGAACGTAACGGTCCGGTCCTGGTTGTTGCTCATCACAACCCATTTGCCACGGCGCTGAGCCTCGGAGGCGCGTGTGCAGCCGATCGCGCTGATCTCGACCGGCTTGTCACCAAACCTGCGTTGCAGGACGGGGTCGGCGTACGCTGTGACGTCGGTGTCGTAGTTGTTGGCCGGATTGTCGAAGCTGACGATTGCACGGGTGTACCGGGTCTGCGACGAGGCGCTGCCGTAGGAAAATTTGCCGTCGATCACGTTGGCACGGGTGAACACGTAGTCGAAGTCCTGCGCGCGTGGCATGTCGGCCTGCATCACGATTTGACCTTCGGCCCAATACGTCATCCCCCGGTAGATAGCGGAGATGTCGCGCAGCAACGTCCACGCCTCGGCTTTGCCCTGCAGGTTCATATCGCACAGGAAGCGCGGCTCTTGCCCGCCGATACCGTTCGGCACCAACTGGTCGCAGTACTGCGCAATGCGGTACAGCTCCCACTTGTCGACCATGAACGGCTTGATGCGCTTGCCGAGGCCGAATCGGTCAACGGTGCAGATGCCGAACGTGACCCACGCCGGGTTATTGGTCCACGACGACTTGAAAGTGCCATCCCACACCCCGCTGTAGGTGCGCGCGACAGGATCGTAGTTGCTCGGCACCTGCCACTTTCGGCCGTTGCAGTCGACCGTGACCGCCGGAATATTGGTGAACTGCTCGGCGTCGAACTCGATATACAGCAGCGCGGTATTTGGGTAGCGCAGCTTGGCGTCAATGACCTCGGTGTAACCTGCAACCAACATCGTGTCGGCGATTTTGTTGGTGTTCTGGTTTGGAGTGATACGGCGCACACGGATCTGCCACCCGGTTGTGGCCGCAGGCAAATCAATACGACGCGAGCGCTCATAACGGGTCGTCGTCTTGCCATCCACAGCCTCGGCGAGCACCTGCTGATAAGCACCGCCATCCGTGGCTACGTCAACGGCGTACTCAATCCGATAGCCACCGACGTTGCCGTTGTTATCCTGGCGCTGGAGCGCGGGCCACGCGAACCGCAGGCGCACAGCCGACAGCTGAGTATTGGTCAGGGACCGGACCCATGCGGTGTCGCTGCGCAGCTCAACGTTGACGGTGGTTTCGTTCTCTACCGAGGGAATGCCCGGGATGTAGGTCTGATCCACTGCGCCGGTGCGCCACTCCCACTTCACGTTGGGGAAATTGACGTTGCCGCTGGCGTCGTTGATCGGCGTGTTGTCCAGGTGGATGTCGGCACCCGTCGGCACGCCGTCGAACTCACCTTCCCCCACTGCGATCAGGATCTTTGCCAGGTTGGTCGAGCGCAGGCTATCCACGGCCTCGCTCAGAGCCTTTGGACTGCTGCTGCCGCCCTTGGCACCACGGATGTCGACTTCTTCAGCTGCGCCCATGCTTTTCTCCAGGCATAAAAAAACCGCCAATCGGCGGTCAGGTCGTCCAGTTCAGGATCAGGTTTTGTCTTCGGCGTAAATTGATGCGGAAATGATCGCCCCGCCCCAGCGCCGGCGACCAATGCAGATCGGTACAGGGTTGCCGCTGGCCGTGGTGTTCTTGGCAGAACCGAAAGCGTAGGACGGCAGGTTCTCGGGTGATGCGCTCTGGCGGAGGCCTGAGGCTTGCGGGCTGAGCATTTGGATGACGCCGCCGGCGACTAAGCCAATGCCTGCGCCAATCAGTGGTGCGCCGAAAGGGGTGGCTGATAAGAATGCACCAGCAACGATAAGGATCGCCCCGACGATTGTCTGAAGCACGCCACCCTTTTTTCTGCCGCTGATCACCGGCACCACCCGGATTTCGGTAGCACCGCCAAGACCGAACTCTTCCTCCGACACGTTTTTTCGGTTGCGAAATATCGCGAACCTCATGCCCAGCCGGTCAAGCCTTTGAACCTCCTCTTTGAACCCGGCCAATGTAGCCTTGAGTGCCTTGAAGGCCTCCCACGTTTGTCCGGAATCAAGCAGTCGAAAATGGTCGCGTCCGAACCTTGAAGCAAGCGACCCCGATAGTTTTATCAGAGTCATTGGCTGATTGATTGCTGCGGCTGCGGGCATAGCTTTCTCCAGGTGTAAAAAAGCCGCCCGGAGGCGGCTTTGCAGATTTTGTCATTGGTAGTCGACGTATGGCCCTATAAAAAATCCACTCATGTCGCCACTGATGCGATAAGTACTTTCCCTACCACTTGATACGCTTGCCGAGATTGTTCGTATTGCGGCCCCAGCACACAGCCCGGAGCCAGCAAGCCCTGCGCCAATACTCGTATTCCCGGACGGGAGGTAGAAAGAAGCTCTTTGCGAGGTGCCAATTTTCGCTGCCTTCCGCCCGTCGATGTAGACAACTATGTCGCAGCCCGAGCCAACCATCCCAGAATCCCTAACCACAGTTAGCTTGCCACTCTCGCCCGCAGGCTTTATCTGAAAGGCGTACAGCTCGTCAGCAGGGACAGGATCCGCCTGGCTCAGTGGTATCGCGGTGGAAGCACAACCAGCCAGCAGGGCAACTGCCAGCGCCCCAATCAGAATTCGCATGATTTTTTCCAAAATTTTAGATTCGAAGTTTGGGAGGGTACCAATTGCTTTTAAGATTCGCTACAGTGCGTGCGCGCAGCAATTGAAGTTATATCTCCGATCAAACCAGATTTAAAGGCCGACCCATGAGTGATTCCAACTGGGTTGCAATAGCCTCAGTCATCTTTACATCGTTGACAGCTGGCTATGCAACCTATGAAAACAATCTAACTAACAAAGAGGTTGAGAAATACAAACAAGAAAGCACGCTAGCCATCGAGAAGCTGAAACAGGACCATATAGCCGAGATAGAAAAAATAAAACTTTCCAAGGAAAGAGAATATTTTTTGCAGGACAGAAAATCTGCTGCGCGAACTGAGTATTGCAACGCAGCAAGGTCACTTTTCAAAGAGCTTGCTGAAATATCAGTTGCCGTACAAGATAGAAACATTGAGGCAAGATCTATAGCTCTGGTCACTGAGTCAAAGCTGAAGCGCCAAGCAATCGCTTATATTGATGAGCATATATATGAGTCTTACCTTGAGCACTCCAAAAAAATTGACGAACATGGTCCCGCTATGATTGCAGCGCTCGCAATGCAAGTCAGGAAATGCTCTGCAACTGGCTTGAACGACTCATAACAGTGCCAACTTCGCAGCGGTAGTTTTTAACCTCAGGATCAGGCGCGTTCTATCATGCCAAGGCCCGCCGAAAATGACGATCTCGGAGGGCCTGCCGTACATGTGATGGAGCAGAAAGGGACCAGCGCCGTGCACTGCAGTCGGCTCGCCAGGCAGATTTGGGTCTGTCCCGAGGTAAATACCACCATGGTTCGGGTGTTTGGTGCGCCCTACCTCCATCACGATCAAGTCGCCGCGCTGCGGCGTGCCGACTCTTTCGAACCCGGCCTCCTCGTATGCTCGCTCGTAAAGGCTCGGGCCGTCGGACTGTTCCCACCAGCCGTCCTCACGCTTGAAGGATTCGAATTTCAGCCCCCACTCGCGCTGGTACCAGTCTGCGCAGACCTGCCAGCAGTCCCAGGCTCCATGCACGAACGGCCGGCCCAACAGCGGCGTATTGCCTGTGGGAACAATAGTCCGCAGATCGCCTTCGGGCCAACTGAGGATGTGCCAGGGTAGTTCCGTCGCCTCGCACATCGCCAAATCGCGCGGAGATGGCCTGCTTGTGGCGTCAGGGTGTGAGTGGACGATGCCGATCACTTCGCCCAAGTCTTCGGCAGCGGCGTAATCCTCCGGCGCTATCCGGAATTCTTCATTGGGATCGTTCGCGGTGTTCGTGCACGGGATGTACTGCTGCTTCCGGCCGATGCTGATCAGCAGCCCGCAACACTCGCGCGGGTAATCAACGGCAGCGTGCGCCTGAACCGCCTTGAGGATGTGTTTCAGCATGGTCAGCTCCTGGCGATCAGGGAGACGGCCGGGAATCCGCCGAACGGAAGTTCGTTATTCGCACCCCAGCGTGGTTCGCACCCTGTGGTCAGCAGGCCGTTGCACTCATCGAGCTCAGGGTCTGCCGTGGGATTGCCGTCCTTGTCGAAATACGGGCCGGTGTAGCCGCAATTCGGACCTCGATATCCACCGGTGAGGCACCAGTGACAAAGCGTCGTCATCTGGCGGCCAATCGACTCCCCGCCCACATCTCCGGGGCTGGCCAACTCCCACGAAACGGTTTCGCCGTCCTCGTTCGTTTTCTGGTCGACATACCAGACCTCAATCGATTCCTGAGTCGGATCAGCCTCCGCGTTACCGCCCGGGAAGTTCGCTGGATCGATATACCGCACCAACGTGTGTCGCATCGTCAGCTTGAACTGAAGCATGTCATCGAAAGCGAGGCACAGCGCAGTGATGCGGCCATTGACGTTGCCCACGGCAAGCGTAGGGCGCACCGCTGTTCCGTCGCCATTCGCCTCGATGCCGTCGATCTGCATCGGCCAGGCGCCGTACTCATTGCCCTGCCACCAGATCGATTTAGCTGGCAGCGTGTCAGCGTCTACGTCGACGGACGTCAGCTCTGCCGGCGTGTGAGGAATGGAATGACCGTGAAAGCGCAAAATGTCCGCACCGTAGTCTGAACCATCCAACTCAAAAAGCAGAACCTCGCTGCCAGGCTCAAGAACCTGCAGGTCGCTAATCAGCGGCATGGTGAATCCTCAAAGTGCGAATGCTTGATCGAAGGTCGCGGTCAGCTTGAATTGCCCACCGCCAACTGGCGTCGGAACGGGCTTTTGGCAAGTGAACAACCCAAGGTCGCCGAGCGGAGTAGTCCACTTGAAGGCCCTAGCCCCGCCGTGGCGGTCAAAAAAATCCATGATTTCCTTTATCTTCGCCTTGGAGCCGGTATAGGTGATTGGGTAGGAACCCTGCTTGTTGTTAGGTCCATCCCCGACCGTCTGCTTGTAGCCGTTGCCGAACTGCGACGATCGAACCCGATAGGTGATATCGGGCGCGTCTCCGGGCTGGGTGGGCCAAATGAACGTCTCGATTGCCATATCAGGTCCTTGTCTGGCGATAGCTCGTGCCGCCTGGGCGCCATGAGTCGGCGACGGCTTTCTCGGCCGCCTGCTTCATTTGAGTTTGAAGGTTCCGGGCGAGCGCCGTCTGATCCAGCTGCATGCCTTCCGAGCTGCGATCTTGAGTTACCACACTCACCGGCGCATTGACTTGAATAGTCGAGCCCCCGGACCCCACGGAGCGTATTCCGAGTGCGCCGCTGCTCGTTCTGGTCAGCGGTACGATCGCTTCTGGACCCGCCTCGCCCATCACGCCGGTGCCGCCGCCGGCCATGCCGAATGCGGTCGGTGAGCTGACGATACCGTTGCTGAACGCGCCGCCCTTGGCGAACATCTGTACGCCATCCATCCACGCGCCACCCTTGGCTTGAGGGAAATAACTGGAGGAATAACCGGCTTGGCTCGCACCCAAGGATTCAGACCCAGTGCCGCTCGCGCCTCCGCTGAAGTAGCTTATTCCCGCGCCCACCACCGCACTAAGTAGCGCTGAAGAGGCTTGCCGTGTGGCGATACGCGCCATGTCCGAAAGGATGGATTTCGCGAAGTCCGAAAACGACAGCTTGCCGGTCAAGGCGAAGTTGACCACCGCGTCTTCCATAGAGCTGAAGGCGTTTGTGAATAGGCTCTTCGTCTGGCCGGCAATGTTCGTGGCGCTGTCGAGGTAGTTTTCCCACGCCGACGTTGCGCCCTTGGTCCAGTCGCCTTGCGCGGTCTCGACGTCCGCGTAGTTCTGGCGGATCTGATCAGTCGCCTTCTTGTTCGCATCGGCCAAGGCCTGCGACTTTTTGGCGTACTCATCGTCCGACATACTGCGGGAGGGATCAGAACGCTGATTCTCCAATTCCAGCGCCTGCTGAGCGAACCGGTCTTGCTGGCTGTTCAGCTGTCCATCCAGCCCGTTTTGTCGATCTCCGCGCCCAACGCCCAAAACAGCGCGCTGACCTGCAAGCTCCAGGGCTTTCTGCTGCTGGCTCAGGGCCTGAACATAGGAGTTGATCGATCGCTCCTGCTTCGCGAGGCGTCCCTGCTCATTGGTCGCCAATACCGAAAGCTCGGTGTCAGCATCCTTCTGGGCTTTGACCATGCTGGTACGCGCATCGGCGATCTTCTGGTCGAGCTGGATTCGCTGCTGAGCGCTAGTAGAGGATTTGTCCCGGACGGCTTCAAGAGCGGCAATTTCCGACTCGTACGCGGCCGCAACATCGCCCTTTTCCTGCTCGGCAATTGCGATGCGCTGGCTGCTGTACGACTCGGCAGATACCAGGCCCGCTTTCTGCGCCGAATCCAGTTCCTTCTGGATATTTTGGTAGTAGCCGGAGATCGACTTCAACTGGTTCTGCGCGTCGTTGAACCCTGTCAGGTCTAGCTGGCTGGCCGGGCCTTTAGGATCCTTGAACTTGTCGTTGATGTTGGCGAGGTTCTTGTCGACGACGGCCTGCCCCAGACGGGCATCATTCGGATTGGTCTTCCGGATGTCGTCTAGCCACTTCTTGTATTCCTTTACCGCCTCGGTGCGCTTCTGTTCATTGCTCCAAGAGGATTTCGCGAGTGCATCGACTTTCCCCATGGCGACAATGGAGTCTTGCTGTGCCTTGGCCTGCTCCCCTTCGTACTTGGCGATGTCAGCGTTTGCTGCTTTGGTGTCCTGCAGGAAGGTGAGCTTGTCGGTGTAGTACTCGATCATTACCCGCTTGTCTTGAAACAAGCCGACGTCGCCATCATTGGCCTGGTCGAGATCCCGCTGGGCGTTGGCAATATCGGTATCGATATTCGACCGACCGATGTCCTTCAGGCCGTCCGCAGCTTTGACGACTGCCAAATATCCCCGCTCCCAGAAACTCAGGTTCTCGAGAATCCTCGGTGTGCGCTCATTGATAGCGTCCGCGTACTGCTCCGTCGCAAGCTTGACCGCGCCGGCATGATCGCCCTGCTCCTGAAGGGCGGCAATCTGTGAGTAAACCGATGCTGTCAGGTAGTGATATTGCTCGTTGAGGGCGGCAGAGGCCTTCACGGGGTCATCAGCAATCTTGACGAACTCGGCAATCGTCGCGCTGATCGCGGTCCCGCTTGCCTCCTGCATTCCGACTGCGGCCTGGGTGATTGCGCCGAAGCTCTCGCCGGCTATCTTGCCGTTGGCCGCAAGCGTGGCCAGCACTTCTGCCGCTGCGCCGGTAGTGCCCACGGTGGCGCTGACCTGCCTGGCGAGCGCGCCTAACTGATCAGCGCTGAGCCCTGCTGCGCTGCCGGTAGTAATCAGAGACTTGTTGTAGCTGTCGGCCTCTTCACTGCCCTTGTGATAAGCAATGCCCAGCGTAGCGACAATGGCAGCCACAGCAGCGAGGGGCGCAAGTATTGCCGCCAGGCGCAGCGCTGATGTACCCGCACTTGTGCCGATTTCCAGCAGGTTATGAGCCGCGACCCGCATGTTGCCCTCAGCGAGAGCGTTGCCCAATTGAAGGACGTTCTCGCGAGCCCCCTTCGTTCCCAAGCTGAACTTCGAGGTTTCGTCACCAAGGCCTTTGATTTTCTGCCGCGCCGCATCGATGTCGGCCGAATAGGTCTTGAACTCGTCATCACCGATTGTGCCGGCTTTGCGGTGCTTGTTCAGCTGCTCCTGCTGGTCGTCGAGCTTTTGCAGTGCAGCCATTGCCGGGCTGATCTTGCCCAGCAGCGTCTGCAAGCCTTCAGCCTGCACCCCAGTGGCTTCGGCCGCCTCTTTGGCAGCCTTGGCTCCCTGCTGATTCACGCCGACCAAGGCGTCAGATTCGGCCTGGAGACGCTTTTGCAGAGCAGCCAGGCTCGCAGTTGAGTCGCGGCTGGCATCCATTGCCCCGGCGGTGCTGGTCACGCTGGTAGTCAGCCGCTGGTAATACTCGCTGTTTTTCAGCGACGTGTTGGCGGTCTCAATCAGGCGAGCCCGGGCGTCTGCCGTAGCCTGTGCCGCCCTCGCCTCCGCTTCAGCGAGCTTGTCGGCCGCATCGGCGGTCTTTTTGAACCCGGCGGTAACGTCGTCGGCGGCTTTTTCGGCCTTGCTGCCGGCTTCCGTGAGTTTGTCCAGGTCGGTAGCGGCCTGGACGGCATCACCCGAATCAACCGCTATTCCAAGTTCGGCGATGTTGGTCATGCGCGCTCCGCAATCATTCTGTGTTCATGGCTATCAACGCTTCGGACTCCATGACTCGAACGTCTTGGAACACGCTGTTTCGAAGTTTTTTGGGGATGTGCAAAAGGCTCATCACTGATGGAATGGCGGCGTAGTCCAGGCCCGTGGCCCCACTCATTCCCGCCCGCCACTGAGTGCCCATGGCGTCCATCACAAGGAACGAGAGCCAGTTCTCTGGAAGCACCTCAACCGTTTGATCAAGGTCCTCCGGGGACATGCCGAACAATGCAAGCCGCTCGGGTGGCGCCGCAGGCGTGTAAAGCGCCTGCGCCACCTCTGTCAGTTTCCCAAGCGAGCTACCGAAAAGGCGCCTTGGTAGGCCTTGACGATCGCATCACCTGCGCCGGCCGACGTCTCGATCAAGGCGCGGATGGACTCAGGAGCGAGCTTGTCATCGAAGCCCCACCCGACGACCAGTTCGCTGACCTGCTCGATCTGACGGTCGATATCCGCATCAGTGATGTCGACGAGCGTCAGGTCATCACCCAGCTCTTTGAGTCTTTCCTGATCCTGCTTGGCCGCTTTCTGCCATCCAGAGAACAGCGCCGCGAGCTCTTTACGGTCGCGGTATTTGAACTCGAACGGGACCTTGAACACGCTGCCGCCCACTCGCGGGATATCCACGTCGGCTTTGAAAGTCGGGTTCTGTGCAATCTTGAACTTCGCCATGCGAACTCCTTAAGACAGGTAGCGGGTGGGTTCAGATTGCAGCGCGAGGTTCACGGTGCGAGTCAGCACGTTGCTGCGCGAGACTGCTGGCTGTTTGGAAAACGAGGTGTAGGTTCCGTAAAGCAGCTGATCATTGCCCGGCAGAACCAGTCGCGCTGCTTGCACCTGCTTGCCGGCGTCAGCTTTAAGCAGTACCGCGTTGAACGGCTTCGCCGGGTCGTCCGCGATGGTGAGCGTCATGCTGGTAGCCGCTTTGTCCGTTGGGATCTGGCGGCCCTGGTCATCCTCGAGGAAAACCACGTCGAGGTAATTCTGATCGCCGCCCGAAAAGGCCAGGTCGGTGATCTGGGGGATTTGAACCCAAGTCAGAATCTTCTTCATGCTGCCGACGCCACCACCGGCCGGGAATAGAAGGACATCAGTGGTGTCGATGGCCTCCAGAGTGACCGCAGTTGCGGTGGCAGCTTTCACGCGGACCACGCGGTTATCCAACTTGCTCCAGCCGGAACTGAGTAGAACGATATCGCCAGCAGCGAGAGTGCTGCCCGTGACAGTGGCCACCGCCTCGGTCGCGTTCGACAAGGCAGAGAACGCCTGCACTGCGTCGTAGGTAGCGGCATGCTGGAAGTAGCCGCCGTTAGGAATTTTGTACGCCATTGGTTTTTCCTCGTTGCAGAAATGACAGAACCCGCTCGAAGGCGGGTTCAGGGTTTGCCCAATGGGCGAATTATTCAGTGTCAGCGCGGTACTGGAACGACGCCGAGACGGAGAGCGTGGTGTCTTCGGTGATTGCGGGGCCGGGCTCAACCGGTGTCAGCGACAGGACTTCGAAGTCGCCCTTGCTCAGCCGCAGATACGCCGGGAACAGATCGGCGAGCTCATCGACAAGGCCTTCAGCGTCGCCAGTGCCGTTACCGACTGGCGCCACGACATTGACCTGGAAGACACCGGTGTACGCGCGGTGATCGCCCGCAAGGGTGTTCGTGTCAGTGCCCGCCGGCAGCGCGAAGCAGCTCAGGTAAGTCTCATCGGCAGCCGGCACGAACTCGGCGCCCTGGTACGCGACACGCAAGCCTTTGTCAGCCGCCCACGTGGCGAGGTGCTGCTGATACAGCAGGCGGATGGTCAGGTGGCTCATAGCTGGTTTTTCCTAATGGCCTCGAGCACGATCTGCTGGAAGCGCGCGACTGTGATGCGGACCATGCCCCCGGGCGCTTGCTTCGAATGGCCGAACTCCAGAGGAATCGCGTAGGGCAGCGAGTTGGTGATGTACGCAGTGTCCCCAGCCTTGAACTCAATTGCGCCGGCGACGATACGCGCAGTTGATTTGCGCCCGCTTGGGTCAGTCTCGTCGGTGGTGGAGTTGTCCGGCGAGCCGATGCTGAACATCCAGTTGCCACGGAAGCGGCCGCCGACGTAATCCTTGCCGGCCACCAGCCCGTTCACGTGGAAGTTTTGCACCCGCTCTGCTTTGGTGAGCGGCTTGGCGTATTTGACGCCCCTGCGCAATTTCCCGGACTTGGTGAAATTGCCGTCGTCCAAGTTGATGGTGGTATTGCGCAAGGCAACCTTGAAATCATAGTCATCGGCAGCGCGGGTGTTCTGCCGGCGGTGAGCGACGTTCTCGGCCCAGATTTCTGGATTGCCCACGGGCGACATGCGGATGACGCTTGAGCCAAGCTCGATCACGATCTCGCGTAGCGCGCTGTCGATGGACGCCTTTGACTGCTCTGCGAACTCGCGTATCTGCGCAGCGAAGCCACCGCTCAGTCCCGAGTATTTCGAAGCCATGTCACTTCCTCAGCTGAACTGTCCATGTTGCGGCCGCAGGATCCTGACTGACGTTGAGTGCGCGCTTACCGCTGATTAAGTCACCGATCTTTGGCTGCGCGGCGGTCGAAGTGGCCACGCCGGCGACCGAGACGAACAACTCGTTTTGCAGGATCAGCAACTTTTCGTCAGTGGTCTGGATCAGTGATCCGTCGACCTCCCTGGAAAGGTAACTGCCGAACACGCCACGACCAATGTAGGTGGTAGTCGCGCTGATGGTCTTGCCAGTGCTCGGATCATAGACGCCCGCCTCTTTTCGGCTGCCGGCGACAGGCTTTACCGCGTCGGCAAGGCCATCTTCGTCGCTGAATGCGGCGGCGAGATCGGTCTGGAGCTCTTCACGCATGCCCATCGTTAAATCCTCTTGAGCATGATGGTGCCGGACCGCTTCGTCCACGGGCTGAGCAGCGCCAGCGCGAAGTTCTCGCCGAGGGTGAGCTCAGTGGATCCAGCTGCGTAAGTCTTGCTCACCGAAGTGCCGGACTGAGCCGACACAGTGCTGCTGACCACCTCTTTCTTGGTGGCCTTGTACAGATTGCCCGCCACCGCTTCTTTCGCGACGTAGGCGCCAGCCGTCTTGATCGCGGCCGGAACCGGATCGGGGACGACTCGCAGAATCTTGGCCGTGAGCCAGGCGTTCGCCATGGACACGGCAAGGACCGCATCACCGGTGCCAGCCCAGTCAGGACCAAGCTCGGCAGAAACATCGGCAACGGTGATGAAATCGGTCATGTGTCTGCCCTTATTGCGCTGGCACCAAGGCCTGCAGGTCTTCTTTCTTCGCAGTGGCGTCAAACTCGATGCCATTTGTGGTCAGCCACGCCTTCAGGTCATCGACCTTCATTTTCAGCGGGTCCGTTTCCTTTTGCCCAGCAATCGCGGCATCGATTTCTTCCTGCGTACTGCGAGACGCGTAACCCTTCGGCGGGTAGTTGGATGCCTTGTACCCGGCCTCCACGAACTCGCTGACGGTCGGGCCGTCTTGGCGCAGCTGTTCTCCGCCCCCATTGCCGCCTTCGGTCTTGGCCTGCGCCTGCTTACGCAACCAGTTGATCTGCGCAAGCGTCAGCTGTTCGCCTGGCTTGATGTCGTCATGAGTCATCATCGTCTCCAACGGAAAAGAGGGCCGAGGCCCTCATCGGCTTACGCGCCTTTGATTTTCAGGAAAGCGATCGGCACGTTTTTGCGGTCGACCACGCGATTCCAGTTCGCGGCCTTCCGCAGGTCGGCCAGCAGAGGCGACATCTCATCGACGCTGGTGTCAGCACCGGTGCGGCCGTTCACATTTGCGCGGTTGGTGATATCGTCGCCGGTGAACTGGAAGCCGAACGGGTGAAGGATCCAAGTCTTTCGCTCCCACAGGGTTTCCACACCGCCGCCGTTGCCGGCGCGTGCCTGGCGCTCGATCTCTTCCGGCACCAGAGGGCTGCCTTCGCCGTAGCCGAAAGCACCAGCACCGAACAGAACCGCAGTGGTGGTGATAGTCGCCGGGTTGCCACCGCTGGTGGCTGGCATCGAGTCATCAACGATTACGCGCTGACCCATGAAGGTCGGAATGATCAGGTTGCCCTTGCTGTCCGGGATGAAGTCAATGTCGTCGGCATCGATCATCTGCTTGTAAACCAGCGAGTGCACTGCCATCGCGGACAGTTG